GGGTCGCTGAAGTTCGACGGGACGGGCGACTACCTCCGAAGCCGCAACAATCCCGATCTAGCATTTGGGACGGGAAATTTCACCATAGAGGCTTGGGTCTACATTGCAGGTAATAGTTCTCCAAATGCCGGCGGAAACAGGGACGCCGCAGTTCTTTCCTCATTGGGTTCGGGAACCCTAACCGGATACGAGTTCAAAATCAGCGGCGATACAACCACAACTGGTATTGGGTTGACGCTGACCACGTTCATATCCGGGACTTCTTACTCGGTATTCGGCGCGTCAACAATTAGCCAATCAACTTGGCATCACATTGCTGTGGTGAGGAGTGGCACAACCACTACACTCTATTTGAACGGAACATCCATCGGCAGCGGAACGCTAGGCAACCAAACCATCAATCCGATTTATGACCTGTGGGTTGGGGGGAATGACCTAGCGTCCTATCCGCATTTTCTCAACGGCTACATCGACGACCTCCGCATCACCAAAGGCGTCGCCCGCTACACCAGCAACTTCACCCCGCCCACCGCCGCCTTCCCGGACCTATGAACATCGCCCTGATTGACAACGGACAGGTGACCGCCGTGGGCGACTACCGCGCCCTGTTCCCGCAGACGTCCTTCCCACCGTCCGGCCCGTCCGACGAGTTCCTTGCCGCCAACAATGCGATGAAGGTGAACACTTGGCTCCCGTACGACCAGATGACTGAGAAGCTGTCGGCCTGCCCGCCCTACATCGATGGCGACTGGGTGTACACGGTGGAGGTGGTGCCGCTCACGCCGGAGGAGATTGAGGCCCGAAATGAGGCGCAGGCTGCCAACGTCCGCGCCCAACGTGACCAGCTCCTGCTGGCGTGCGACTGGACCCAGCTTGCCGACTCTCCGGTTGATCCACTAATCTGGCGCCCGTATCGTCAGGAATTGCGGAACGTCCCTCAACAGCCCGGCTTCCCTTGGGAAGTAGTCTGGCCCACCCCTCCCACCTAATGAAACTCATCCTCGCACTCCTCCTCCTCGTCAGCAGCGCCTTCGCCCAAGCCGCCTCCACGCCCGTTCTGGCCGGGCGCAAGGTGGTGTTCATCTCCTCGGCCGAAGGCACCACTCCGTTCACCTACGTTTGGTTCAAGGACAACGTCATCATCCCTAACCAGACCCAGTCGACCCTGACCATCGAAAGTGTCACCGCCGCCGACGCCGGCACCTACAAGGTACGCATCTCGAACGCGGCTGGATTTATGGACTCGAACGAGATTGCTATCGTGATCCCTCAAGCCCCAACTCGGGCCACGATCACGATTAGCATCATTCCCTGAAGTAAATGGCCGACCCGATCCAATTCAGCATCCCACCCCTTGTCAGCGGTGTAGCCGCTGGAGCGACTGGTGCTACGGGGCCCCAAGGCGCCACCGGGGTGGCTGGCCGTAACGGCGTAAACGGGTCCGCCGGTCCGGCGGGCGCCACGGGCCCTGCTGGCCCTGCGGGCGGGCCGTCGGGTCCGAGCGGCGCCACAGGTGCAACTGGCCCTATCGGCGTTACTGGTGCCACAGGTGTTGGCGTTACTGGCGCTACTGGCGCTGTGGGTCCCACCGGACCGGGCGGCGGAGCTAGTGGGCCCACGGGCCCGAGCGGCGTTACTGGCGCAACTGGAGCAACTGGTGCGGGTGTCACCGGTGCTACTGGCGTTGCCGGTCCTACGGGAGTTACTGGCGCTACCGGTCCTACCGGAGCCGGGGTAACTGGCGCTACCGGTGTGGCGGGCCCTACTGGCGCCACGGGTGCCGGCGTTACCGGACCCACGGGCGTCACGGGGGTTACCGGCGTTACCGGCGTTACCGGTGTTACTGGCGTCACCGGGGTTACCGGTGTCACGGGAGTTACCGGCGTCACGGGCGTCACCGGTCCTACGGGTGTCACGGGGGTCACGGGCGTAACCGGCCCTACGGGCGTGACTGGCGTTACGGGAGTTACCGGCGTTACGGGCGTGACCGGCGCTACGGGCGTGAGCGGCACCACGTTCACCGCCAAAACCACACTTGGTCCGGCTCGTCGGCGATATCTTGATGGCACTACCGGGGCCACGACGGAAAACGTGTTTTATCAGGACGTTTTTAACGTCAAGGACTACGGCGCGCTGGGCAATGGCGTCGCCAACGACACGACTTCCGTCAACGCCGCGATCACCGCAGCTCTGGCCGCCACCAATGGGGGCGCGGTGTATTTCCCCGCGGGCACGTACAACATCACGTCCACGTTAAACTTCAGTTGTGCCAAATCCCTGATGTTTATCGGGGATGGTCCTGCTTCGGTCCTTAAAGCCACCGCGACATTCACGCAAACCGACGCGTGTTTTATCCAACTAACCGCTACGGCCGAATACACCAAGTTCCATTTCCGGGATTTGGTTATGCTGTCGGACATCGGCAGCGCGACCCTTACTGCGGTCCGGTGCGTTTGCCTCCCGTCAGCCACTACTCATCGGGACAACCTCGTCCTGATGGATAACGTCCAAATCCGGTCTAACGGAACCACGCAAAACTGGTTGATTGGGGTTCGCATCACTTACGCGTCTAACGCGGTTTTCAACAACTGCACCATCTGCGGCACCACTAATGCCGGCCCGGGGATAGGTCTTCAGATTGACGGAAATTCCGTCAATACGATGATCTCGAACTGTAACTTCAACTTCTTGGAGTTCGGGATTCGTTGTCCAGTTTACCAAGAGGGGATTACCGTGGTGAACTCGTTGTTTATCGCGGTTAAGTGGGGCATTTATTCCAAGACCAACGACCCTGCCGGGCTTAGGAACACTAACCACCTCATCACCGGCACTCACATCGACGTTCGTAACGGAGGTCGCGCTCTGTGGTTTGAGAACGTGTCTGAAGTCTTTGTCACCAACTGCCTGTTCAACAACGGTGGCGGGGGTACGAGCAACGAGCTCGTTTACTTTTTGCGAGTTTTTGAGGCGGGCATCACCAACAGTCAGATTTATGGCCCCGCCAACATCGGCATCTACCTTGGTGGGTTAAGCGGAGCGGGTTATACTCCCCCACAGGGCGATCTTTACAGTATCGGGGTAACGATCATCGGTTGTAACTTCCGGGGCCAGACGACCGAGATTTACGCCGACACCCAATCTCGGAACATCGTCGCGAGGAGCAACACCAAGTCGGACGGCAGCTCCAACTACTCAAACACGATCCAGTACATCAATTTCGTCGACAACGGATCGTACAACCAGATCGAGGACTCGGTGGTAGCTGGGGTGAATACGACCCTGCAAAAATCCGTTAACCAGACTCTCGCGAACAACGTCGAAACGGCGGTAACTTGGGCTTCGGAAAGGTATTCTGGCGGATTTGATATGTGGAGGCCGACGACTTCCACGATTAACCTCTATGTACCTGCCGGAGCAAAACGCGTCCGACTTAGCGCGGGCATCCGGTACGGGGTCACGTCGGGCGATTTTATCCTGAAGATCAAAGACCAAGCGGGGAGTTCTTGGGCCCGCGATAGCCGCTACGCTTCGGCCGGCGTAGGCGCAGGCGTCAGCATCATCAGCCCGATCATCGACGTTACCGCTTCCTCAGTTTCGTCCTTCTACGTCACGGCGCAACAAAGCACGGGCGGTAATTTGGACATTATCGCGGACCCCGCGACCTACTTCACCTTGGAGGTTCTTTAATTATGAGCTGCGGATGCGGAAACAATAACTGCAACGACTGCAACCAGACGGGAGACCTCTGCGCTCCCCCGGTCCCGGTTGTCACCATCGTCGCCGGCCCCGTTGGTCCCACCGGAGCCACCGGCCCCAGCGGCCCCGCCGGCTTTGGCGTCACCGGCCCCACGGGTCCCACGGGCGCTCAGGGCATCCCCGGACCCATCGGCGCTAACGGCACCACGGGCGCCACGGGCCCGACCGGCGCTTCCGGCGCACCGGTGGCGTTCTTCACCGGCGTCACTTGGGACCCCGCCTCGGCTACGGCCGATCTGGTGAACCTTCAGGGCGGCCGGGTGCTGGACTTCGGCGCGGTCAACTTCACGGGCGGAAGCTACCTCTTCAGCCTCAAGATGCAGATCGGCTGGAACGCCGCCGCGGTGGGGCCCAACGACCTGAACGGATCGGTCGACTTTCAAAACGGCACCACGGTCGTGAAAACCATCAAGTGGGGCCGTTCTAAGAGCGAGGCGACCGGTTACCAGTACGGCGTCGCTGAGTCTTACGACTTCTGGTTCATCGCCACGGTCACGAATGGTCAGAATCTTCGTTTGAGTTGTTCGCCGCAGTTCTACTTGCTGGGAGCACAGCTCACCGCATTCCCCGTTCCCACCAACGTCATCACTTCCCCCGGATTCATCCTTTGAGTATGCACAACGACTTTCCCGTATCGATCGATCTGGCCATCGACGTTCCCGAAATGGGAATTTCCGCCTCGGAGAAGAAGCGCGGCAAGCCCGAGACGATGTACCCGTCCCTGTACATCTCCGGCGTCTCCAATCTGGAGAGCCTGCCGCGTGAGGGCTACGCGCTGATCCACTTCAAGCGCCGCAGCATCACGATGGGCGAGCGCGACGGCGAGGAATGCTGCTCCGCCGATTTGGAGATCCACGAGATTCGCCTGCCCGAGAAGGGCTCCGACGAGGAGATGGGCGATATGGAGGACGCGTTGACCTCGATGGCCCAAGAGCGCGGCCTGATCGAGTCCTACGAAGATGAAGACGAGGGCGAGGAAGTCGAGGAGACCGAAGAAGAGGAAAACGAAGACGAGGAGAAGTAACCTATGCAGGTCACGCTTGGCCAAGTCATCAACGCCTCGAAGTCGAACGACCTGCTCGGCATTTCCGACCGCGCCAAGATCATCGATTATATCACCCGTGCGATCGAGATCGCCGCGTACCGGGCCAATTGGGACCCGTACGTGGGCATTGTCGACGTTTGTTCCAACAACAGCGGGTGCGTAACCCTGCCCGACTTTGTGGAGACGGTGTTGGCCGCCAACGTCGGAGGGCGTCCTGCCCTCGGTCGTTCGAGCTGGTACGAGTTCCACATCAACGGGCTCGGCTCCAACTCGTGCTGCGGCAGCGCGTGCGGCGTGTACTGGGACGACAAGATGTGGAGCCCCACCTTCCAAGACCTGAAGGAGTGGTCTCTGGTGGCCGCCATCTGCGAGGACCCGATCGACGGCAACGGGTCGCTGGAGCTGATCGTGCAGGGCGAAACGATGGATGCGGGCTTCAACCAGAAGATGGCTGTGACCATCCCGGTCTCCGGCCCCTCGACGCCCGGTGTGCGGGTGCCGATTCTGGCCGGCTACGCTGCGGTCGACCCGCAATCGACGCCGTTCAAAAAGATCACTCAGGTTACTAAGCCCGTGACCCGGGGCTACATCAAGCTGATCGGGTTCAAGCCGGAGCAGCTCAGTCAGTCCGTCACCTTGGGCTACTACGCCCCTCACGAGACCAACCCGCTCTACAAGCGGATGAAGGTCTCCTGTACCTGCGAGTGGGTCCGCATCAAGTACCGCAGGAAGACCATCGCTCTTGTAAATGATTACGACCTTATCCCGCTGGATTCGTATCAGGCGACGTTGGATTTGCTTAAAGCTATCCGACTGCGCGAGACGAACAACATCGATCTGGCGGAGAAGTACGAGATCAAGGCCGTTCAGCTTCTGACCGACATCCAGACGATCAAGGACGCCGCGACTTGGATGCCTATGCAGGTCGATCCTGCATTCGGCATCGGCACCATCGACTATCGCTGACCTATGTCCGAGAGCGTCACCCAAGGCCGGATTATGATCGAAGGCGGGCTCGATGGAGCCCGCTTTGCCGGCTTCCCGGAAGGGTGCGATAGTTTCTCGCACCCTCTGGCGGTGCGCCAGAGTCAGGTCCGTTGGTTGGAGAACGCGGTCACGCAGGGCGCGTTCGTGCAGACCCGCCCGGGCTTCAAGACCCGCCTGACGTTCGATGTCGCGACCGCGGGCACCCAGTTCAACCTTTGGTGGGTCTCGGCCGGCAGGCCCGTGCTGCACCCGCAGATGCTGGTGGATTTCTCGCCGTCCAACGCCTCGCCCCAGCTCGTTTTCGCGGTCAGCGGCACGGTCTGGTACAGCGTCATCGATCCTGACGGTTCGCTTCAGCCGGCCCAGCGCATCACCGGACTTCAGTTCTGCCCCTACGCCGATCAGATGACCGGCACGGTCTGCACTCAGACCAACACGATTGTCGCGGGGCAGTACGTGAACAACATTATCCCCAAAAACCTGTTGATCATACAGGACGGGCTTAATCGGGCGGGCATCTGGGACGGCCAGAACGGGCGGCACGCCAATCCCGAAAAGAGGGTCTCCTCGGACGCCAACGGCAACACGCTCTACGACACGGGCTACAACGAGACTCGGATCGGCCTTTGGTCGGCTTGGAGCGGTGACCGGCTCTTTGTGTTCAACGGACGTTTGGGCTTCGCCTCCGATCTGGGCGACCCGACCCACTTCACCGAGGAACTGAACCTGAGCAGCTTTCAGGTGATGGTGTTTCCCGAGGACGTGACTGGCGCGATTGATCGCGGCACCTCTGGCAACAACCAGTCCGCGGTAATTGTCTGCACCCGCACCACGACTTGGACCCTTTTTAGCGGCGTGCGGGCCCGTATCCCTTCGCAGTACTCGGCCGGCTGGGCCAATACCGCTGGGTGGATGACCAAAATCTTCAGCGGCGTCGGTTGCGTCGCCGGTAAGAGTATGATCGTCCACCGCGGCCTGCTCTACTGGAGGTCGCTCAACGGGGTTGTGGTCTTTGACTCGGTCAACACGGTCAACTCGACGCAGAACCTGCCGGTTATCGATCAGGAGATGGCCTACTCGAAGCGGCTGGTGACTCCGCCCAACAGCGTGGGCGGCGATCTGACCTGCGTGGGCGGTCGCGGCAGCTACGTGTTCTGGTCGATGCCGGTCGGACCGGTCACCAACGGGCGTTGCTACTGCCGGCACACTCAGGTTCTGGACCGCCAGACCACCCCGGCGGGAACTTCGGGGTGGCAGGGCGTCTGGACGGGCATTCGCCCGGTCGAATGGGCCTCGATCCTGCGCGCCGCCGAGCACACCTACGCCCTGTCGATCGATAACGATGGCGTGATCCGCATCTGGGAGGCTTTCCAGTCGAACCGGGCCGACAACGGGCACCCGATCCCTTGGCTCGTCGAGACCCGGCTGGACCGGGTTCAGAACTCAGTCTTCGAGTACGCCAATTTCCGCCATTTCCGCCTGATCGTGGATCAGGTGGTGGGCAACCTCGACCTCGTGGGCTACTGGCGTGGTATGCGCGGAGCCTATCACGAGCTGCTCAACACCCGCATCACCTCCACCCCGGGCTCGGTGCTGACCCCGATTCCGGGTTTCTCCACGGTCGACAACAATACCGACCACTACGCTTTTGGCCCCCAGATGCGGACCGTCATCTCTCAGGACGTTCGCGGCGTGAACGACGAGTGTTCCTCGGCCGGGGTCGAATCCGAGTTTGAGGATGGCACCGACCACGCTTTCAGCCTGCTGCTGAAGATGAACGGGCGCGGGGCGATTGTGGCCTACCGCATCGCGGTCGATTCCCGGCCTGACAATACTGAAGGTCGGGCGGTTATGCCCACCGGCGTCGACGAGGATGGGTTTAATATCGTCAGCGCCGTGGAGTGCCCGGAGCATCTGGACGGGACGACTCCAGAATACACGCTTTATGATCAACCGGTTCAGCTTGCTTTGAGTCCGTATCAACCGGTATTCGATAACTCGTCCAACTACCAAGCCCCGGCGTCCTGATGAGCGCAACTATTCCGATCACCCTTACACCGGTTCCGGTGCCCGTTGGCGTTAAAGCCACGGACATCAACCAGTTGATCACGATCATCACGCAGTTCACCGCCGCGTCGGTGAACGCGGACGTTTCGTTCTTCCAGATCGTCAGCGCCGATCCGACTCAGATCACAACGCCCCTGATCTTCAATACGGCTCAGGGCGTCTTCAAGTACTGGGACACCACGGTTGGTAAGTACACTCCAATTAGCCCGTTTCAACCGGGAGACATCAAAAACACGTTTAATGGTGGTGACAGCCCCCAGACGGGGTGGATCGATTGCGACGGGCGGCCGATCACCGGGGTGCCGAACATTAGCGCGGCCCAGCAGGGCGTGCTCAATGCCCTTTTTGGCGTGGGCGGCACCCTGCCTGACCTGTCTCCGGTGCAGGGTTTCTCGAATCTACCGACCTCGAATGCCTTTGCCAGCGTGAACGTGCCGAACACGACCCCGCCCAACGGCCAGATCGGCAACCTACCCTTCTCTGGTGAATACAGCGCGGTCGAGTCCCAGAATCTGGCGGCCAACACCGAGACTCTGCGTGACAGTCAGGACGACCTGCGTGCCGCGGTTGTGACGATGCAGGGCCTGTCCAATCAGGTGTTGCAGGCGATGATCAGCCCGGTCACCGGGCTCACCGCTCAGGTGTTTGTTGGGTATCCCTGATGGTTCTGGAGACTCCAGTCGTTTCCGAGGTGAGCATCACGGCGGTTGTGCCGGGGGATGTGGAGTTGTCGCCGGCGGAAAGGGCCGCCTTGGCTTGCGATCCGATTAACCGGCTTGAGGCGTATATGCTGACTCTGCCCCAAACGGAGTATCCGCTTGCTCATCACTTCATCCCCAAAAACGGCAATCTGGACTCTGGTCTTTACGTTCGCGAATGCGTTCTACCGGCTGATACAGTATTCATCACCGAAATCCACCGTACGGAACATCCGTTTGTGATTTCCAAGGGCTCGGCGATTGTCTGGTGTCACGATACTGGTTGGGTGCGCCTTTCGGCTCCGCATACCGGCATTACTAAACCGGGAACGCGCCGAGTGATTCGGACTCTCGAAGAGACGATCTGGACGACTTTTCACGCGGTAAATGAAACCGACGTGAGCAAAATTAAACAGTCGATCATTTTGCCGCACGTTATCGTGGGTAAATCGAACGAGACTCTTGAATCGGTGCTAAAACTATTCCCGTGAACTTGCTTCAATTCCTCTTCCCGCTCGCGTTTTTGTTTGGGCGCCAAGGGCGATCGTTCTCCCTCGCCCGGGACGGGCTTGCTTGCTGCGGCCTTGGCACTTGGGGCGCAGTTGCCTCGGCGGCGATTACTGCCGTGGGAACTGCCAGCGCCGTTAGCGCCCAACGGAAAGCCGCTGCCGCTCAAAAAGACGCGATGCTCCGGCAACAGGACATCGCGGACAAGCTCAAGTACGAGCCAATCAATCTGGAGAACTTGAAGGAGCAGACGCGCCAGCAAGCGATCGCCAACGCGACGCAATCGCTTGCGCTGGAGCGTGAGCTAACCCCAGAAGTTGCGGCCACGCGCCAGATGGTGGCGGAACGGGTCCGCAGCGATCTGGCCCTTGGCGGGGCGCTTTCGCCTGATGTCGCCAATCAGGTGGCCCGCGCTTCCCGCACGATGGGTGCGATGAGCGGCGCCCCGGCCGGCCCTCTGACCGCCGCTCAGATCGGCCTGACCGCCGAGGGGCTCCGCTCTCAGCGTTTGGGACAGGCCAATCAGTTGTTGCAGATGAACCCGCTTCGGCCCGTGGGGCTTGACCCGGGCGCGTTGGCTTCCGCAATCGTCGGTCAGAACGCGGCGATAAACCAGTTCAACGCTAGTAAAGCTGGGATTAATGCTAACCTTGCCCAAAGCGCGGGACAGGTTGCTGCGGCTCAAGCCGCTGGTCAGCACAGTTCCAATATGGCGATCCTGAACGCCCTTCCCTCGGTCTTTGGCGGTATTAAGGCGTTGGGCGGTGCATTTTCTGCCCCCTCTACCCCCAGTACGGGAGGAGCAGGTATGGGTCTTCTTCAGAACTATACCCCGTTAAGTGGGGCAGCTCCATTCTCTACCGCGGGAATCCCGAACCAAGTTAGCCCCACCACGCCGGGCTTGTTTAATTACAGTTTCGGACCCCCGCCCGGCTAATCACTATGGCTCTCCAAACGTCAGGCTTCCAACTTTCCCAGTTTGATCGGGCTCCCACCATCCCGTCGAACATCGGCGTCGTCGATACAAAAGGTATCTACGACGCTGTCGTAGACTCGCTCAAGGCGAACGAGGCCCTGCGTACCACGCAACTGGTTCAGGCCAAGACTGACGCCGAGCTTACTTTGGCGCGAGACAAAGCACGGACCGAACAGTCCCTGCTGGAGTCTGAAGCGGCCACTCGGCGTGCCCGGGCCAACTTGCTCGCCAGCGAAGCCGCTTTTGCGATGCCCGGCGTTGAGGGCGCTGCACGGGCCAAACGCGCTCAGGACGCGTTGGCTTCGATGCGGGATGAGCTGGCAATCGGCAATCTGCCGTTAGCTTCCGAAGTTGATCAGGCGCTATTGAGGCAAAAGCAGCTTGAAGCTCAAGCGGTCACTCCGGAAGTGGTCGACGCCCGCACCAAGGCCGCGATGTACCAGAATCAACTGGCGGCCGGAAGGGCACAACGCGGGCTTGGTCTGCTTGACTCGGAGGCAGAGTACGAGCGTTTAGAATTGCAGCGCAAAAAGAGGGAGGCCGAGGCCCTGAGCGACCCGGAACTTATTGCTCAAATTGCCCGATCCAAAGCGTTTAAGGGGATGCCGGCTTCAATTGGTACAATTCAGTACGCCAAGATGATTTTGGCCGATCCGAACAGCACGCCCGAGGACCGGCAAGCCGCGTTGGTCGCGATGAAAGTGGCGCCGACCCCGAACGCTGATCCAAATTTAATCGGTCAACAAAAATTTGAAGGTCAATTGGGCTCTCAAATAGCCAAGATTGAGGCTGCCCTCCCCAAACAGGAAACGGCGATACTGAGTTTTGAGGCCAAATCCGACAATTTCCAATCGGTTCTCGACCAAGCGGAAGCTTTGGTGAGCCCTTACAGTACTGGAATTGCCGCTCTTGCCCCGCTTCCGTTGACGGAAGCCAGAGCACTAGCTAGTCTTTTAGTGACAATTGACGCAAATACGGGTTTTACTGAATTGCAGGAATTGCGCGCCAGTTCCCCTACTGGGGCGGCGTTGGGCGCGGTAAGCGACGAGGAAAACAAACGGCTATCCTCTAGCATCGCGAATATCGACCTCACTTTATCTGCGGAAACGGTTCTTCGGCGGCTTCAACAACTGCGCGAATATCGCCAAGGGGCTGTTAAACGTCTTAAAGAAGGGTTTCAGCGGGATCAGAACGCGGTGCAAGCATACCGCTCAAGCAAAAAACTGGATGCTTCTCCTTTGATCGCTCCCCCAACGGGTGGGCAATCTTTCAACTATAGCGTGGGAGGCGAAAGGTACGACGTGCAGACGTTGCCCCCAATTCCGGTTCCCGCTCCGACGCGTTAATTTATGGCCGAGCCATCTCACATCATCACCGAGAAGGGGACTGGGCGACGCTTGCGGGTCCAATCCCGGGTTAAACCTGACGACCGGGTTGCCGCGGAGTTGTTCGCGGAGCACGACCGTCGCGCCGCGGAGGCTCAACGCACCGACCGCGAACGACTTCCGAGTGAGCCCCCGGCTGAGTTGGCTTTTCCAAATTTTACGGTAAAACCTGAGAGTGTGTCGGAATCCCGCCCGGGGGTAGGCACGATGGCCGCGGAGATGGGGATGAGCGTCGCCGGCGGAGCTTTGGGCCAGACCGTTGGTGCCGCAGGTGGCCCGGTCGGTATGGCGGTTGGTGGGGCCATCGGGTCTGGTTTGGCCAACGTCGCCAATCAGCTCATCCGGATGCGTTCCGATCCCAACTATCGGTTCAAGTACGGGGAGTTGGCTGCGGACATCGGCACCGGGGCAATCCCGGGCGGCCCGCTGATGAAGACGGGCGTCAAGGCGGCGGCAAAAGAGGGCCTGAAACAAGGCGCCGGCGGTCTTGTTGGCGGTAACGTCCAGTCGGTTATCGACGAGCAGCGCCTACAAACGGGCAAAGAAAACCTTCTCTCTGGAGTCTTGCCGGCGGTGGCAGGGGCGGGCGCGCAAAGGCTTTTGTCCGGCGCTCCCGAAATAGCCCAAGCCGCACAAGCGCAACGGATGTCTCCCCCGAAGGAAGTGGCGGCGCTTGAGGCGGCCCAAAAACTCGGCCTCAAGGCGTTGCCGTCAGACATCAAGAAAGCGGGAACCGGCGCCGTTGGGGTAACCGAGGAAATTCCCGAAGGTTTTTTCCGCACTCAATTGGAGAGTTTGAGCGGCGCGACCGCGTCTAAGCGTCAAATCCAGTTGGAGAATCAGAAACCCATCAACGACGCGGTCCGGCGCCAACTGGGAATTGAGGGCGATGAGATTAGTCCGGCGGCGCTCAAGGAGGTCCGCAAAAAAGCGGGCGAGGTCTATGAGCGGTTTGCCGCCATTGCCGAAGACGCCAAACCGCAATTGGAACAATTCAACCGGTGGCGAGATGAGATTCCATATTTCTCTAACGATCCCGGTAACGCCCAACGTCAGGCCCTACTTGACGAATTCGATGCGAGAACCGCGACGCGGCGCGCAGAACTGGAAGCAGCGGTGAAATCCGATCCGACTGAGTTGCGGCGAGTGCGCGGGGAAGCGCAAAAGATGATGGACTCGTACTACTCGTCCGGAGGAAAGAATGTCGACGCCCAGCTCAAGGCGTTTGAGTTGCGCGAGCAGGCCAAGCAGATTGAAGAGGCTATGGAGGTGGCGGCGCGGAACAGCGGGATGCCCGAGCTGGCCGACGATTTGATTGCCGCCCGACGCCAGATTGCGAGGACCTATGCGGCGGAAGACGCGCTAAACCCGGGTAACCTCAATATAGACCCGACCAAACTGGCCCAGCAGAAAGCCCGCAAGGTGCCATTGGACGGGGAAATGGCGACCATTGCGGAGTTCGCAAGTGCGTTCCCCCAAAGTGTCCGTGAAGCGTCCAAAGCGGCAGATCCGGGCGTCAGCACCGCCGCCACGATGTTGGCGGGCGGTGGAACGCTGCTGACCACTAAGGACCCCTTGTTGTCGGTTGCTGCGGCGGCGGCGTTACCTCTGGCTCGCGAGGCTGCCCGGGGCCTACTGACCTCTGAGGGTACGCAAAAACGGGCCACTGAAGCTCTAGTCGAACGGGTGGGCCGGGAAAAAATCCCGGTCCCCACCGGGCTGCGGGCGGCCGAGGCCACTACCCGGATGATTGGTCAACAAGCCGGTAAAATCCTGTCTGACGAAACACCGGAAGTCATCCGGGAGGATGTAGAGGCTTTGCAGTCTGATCCCCAGAGAATGAAACCCATTTTTGAGGAAATGTACGGCAAGGGGTCGTCGGACAAGTACTTGATGCTGTCGGCAAAAGACGCGCAGAAAAATAAAAAGAAGTGAACTCTCCGAGCAGCAACTACCTGATCGAGTCAGAAGCTTCAGACCGGCCGCAGGAGAGTAACTACCTGATCGAGCCCGAAACTTCGGCCGAACCGCAGGGAGATTATTTGATCGAGCCCGAGCCGCAGGGGCTGGTGTCCAAAGCCAAGGACACCGCGATCTCTTTTAGCTCTGGCGCCAACAGCCTGCTTCAGATGGCGGGCGACTTCTACGGTCTGGTGACGGGGGATATGGGCAACGTGGTCTCTCAGCAGGCGCGGGAGAACATCAAGTACCTCCAGCAGCGGAAGAGCCCGCAACTGCGGCAGGCCGAGGAAGCGCGGCGCAAGGCGATCGACGCGGAAGGGGACGAGCTGGACAAGGCCCTGACCTACGCCCGTGAGACTTTCACCAACCCATCCCTGTTGAGCGGGGCCTTGGCCGAGCAGCTCCCCAACTTGGTGGGGATCGGTGGTGCCGGTGCCCTTGCCAAAGCGGGCGCCGAAAAGGTGCTGCTGAAGGCTGCCGCGGATCAGGCGGCCAAGCGCCTTGCCGCCAAGCGGGCCGGTCAGATTGGCGTTGGTACGGCGGTGGCCACCGGCGCCGGGATGCAGGGCACCGATGTCGGCGCGGACCTGTACGACGAAGCCGTCTCATCGCTCGACAAGATCACCGACGAGCAGGCTCGCTCGATCCCCGAGATCGCCCGCCTGATGGACGAGAAGGGGGCCAGTCTGGACGAGGCCAAAACAGCTTTTGCCTTGGCCCTTGGCCGCGAGGCGTTCGCGCTGGGCGCGACGATCTCGGCGGGGGCGCAGATGCTGCCCGGCGGCCGCACGGTCGAACGGGCTTTCGTCGGCAGGGGCGTCGGCCGCCCTTTGGCTGGCGCCATCAGGGGCGGACTGGGCGAGGCTGCCAGCGAGGCGGTGGAGGAAGGCGGCAGCCGGGTGGCGGCAAATCTTCTGGCGCGGCAATTCGAGCCCGATCGTCCCTTGGCCAAGGGCGTCGGTGAAGCCGTGGGTCAGGCGGCGGTCGTCGGGGGTATCCCCGGCGCCGCGTTTGGGGCCGCATCTTCCCGCCCCACAACGCAGCCGGCGCCGGAGTCAGATACTACGGCGGGCAAAACCGGAGAAGCTCCGGCGTCGGCTGCGACCAAGAGTGCCCTTGCCGGCGCTCCCGAGGTGGCGCTGGAGAGTTCCGAAGGCTTGACGCCCGAGCAGTTCTACGCGGCCGTCAACATCCGCCAAGCCCGGCTGATGGGCGGGGAGCCCAATCCTGAGGACATCCGGATCGCCGGCGAAGTGCCGCTGCCTAAGGTGCAGATCGACCCGGAGAAGGCCAACCGGGCGATTGAGGAAGCCCAAAGCGCGTTGCAGGAATGGGTGAGTTCTACGCCCAACGCGCCGCAAACCGTTGAGGTCATCTTCGACCCTGAACTACTGCACAACGGGTATGGCGTGCAGGGGTACTACAAGGACGACGGCACCATCGCCATTAACGCCGCGTTCGTTTCTCCGGATCGTGTTGCCAGCATCGCGAGTCACGAGTGGGCCCACCAAACTCTGGCGACGCCAGAGGGTCAGCAGGCGTTCGCCGATTTTGTGCAGCGCGAAATTCCGCAGGCCGAGCTGGACGCGCTGGCCGCCCGGTACAAAACGCAGGACCGCCGGGTGCTGCTGGAGGAATGGATCGCGCAGAATCAGGAGAAGGCTCCGGGCGTGATCGAGCGGATCGTTGCCCGCATCCGCGAGTGGCTCGCTGGCGTGGGCATCGTCGACCTGAGCGACGCGGAGGTTGCGGACATTATGCTCCGCACCCTGCGCCAGCGGGGCGAGAATCGGGTGCAACCGGACACGTCGATGGGCGACGGTGGCGTTGTGCCGGTCGACCCCAACGCTGAAGCCTACAACTCGTTTATCGGGCAGCGCACGAAACCTAAGATGTCGCTTCAGAAGTTGCCCACGACGGGCGACGTGGTGGACGCCAATGGGAACCTTAAATACACGGTTCCCCAGAAAACTCTCGATGTCAGCCATTACTCGAACCTTACGGGGTTGACCGACATTGACCCTGCCTTCTACGGCACGGGGAGTGGGCAGCATTACCACCGGATGATGAAGGGCATCAACAAGTCCTTTTTCTTCGTCGGGAACAGCAAGCCCCGGGGCAACGAGAACGTCTCCGGCAAGGGGATGACCCGCTACCGTACCAGCATCGACTCTTCGCGCATTTACAATATGGACAAAGACCCGCTAAGTCTCTGGTTCGCCGCGAACCCGGAGAAAAGCGAGGGGATGCTGAAAGAACTGGGTTACGACGGTTTTTTGGCCCGCACCGACGACAATCGCACCTTTGTCGCGTTGTTTTATCCGACCGATTTGGAGACGGGAGAACTCAACCGCACGGTGGCGCCCGAAAAGGAGCCCGAAATTGAAATTGATGAAGCCGCGCTGGCAAAAGCGACGGCCAAGTACGAACGGGAGCAAGCGCGTCGGCTGCGTCGTGCCTTGAGCGGCAAGTTCAGCTTGACGGAAGAGGAAGCCAATCTTAACAAGATTTCACGCGATGAAGACCAAGTCCAACCTGCTGTCGAAACAGGAGCAGCCCCCGAGGGCGGCCCCGCCCCCGTCGGAACAGAACGAGGTGGAGTTCCGACGCCCGCCGCGGGGATGGAATCTGGAGCAGGCGCGCAAGCAGCACGCCGTTTGGGCGCGCAGCCAAACGAAGAAGTAAGACGGGCTGCCGACGGATACAACGAGGAGGCCGGGATGGGGCCGATCACCCACGGGCACTACGTGCCGGTGGACGAGCCCTTGGCGCGGCAAGTGGCTGCCGCGTTCGACGCGTTGCCGGAACTCGACGATTCCGCTGAGACCGTTAATTCCTACGCTGCCTTGGCTCGGGAAGTAGACAAGCAGTGGGATTACGCCACCAAGACGCTTGGGATCACCTTTGAACCGTGGGCCAAGGAGGGCCAGCCCTACGCCAACTCCCGCGAGATGGTGAAGGACGTGAAGGAAAACAAGCACCTGTACTTCTTCCAAGGCGGCGAGCCTCACCCCTATATGAGCCGGATCGACCCGGAGACCGGGCTCACCAGCAACGACAAGTTCCGGGCCGTTCACGACTTGTTTGGCCACGCGGCCGAGGACTACCAATTCGGGCCACGGGGGGAGGAGAATGCTTGGATCAAGCACAGCCAAATGTTCAGCCCCGAGGCGCAACGGGCGCTGTCGACCGAGACCCGCGGTCAAAATTCGTGGGTTAATTACGGCACTCAGAATTACGATGGCGACCAATACCTAAACATCCCCGTCGCGGAGCGTCCTTACGCCAAACAGAAGGTGGCGTTGCTGCCGGTGGAGCTGACGGATTGGCGGGCGGCTTTGGCGCGGGGTGGAACTCGTTTCAGCCTTACCGAAAGCCGGCCTGACGAGATGGGTTTCTTCTCGCCGCTCCAGCGGGCCATCGACACGATGCCCCCGGGCGGGTTCTCCGACTACGTCGCGACGCCGGCGGTGGCGGGGCGCAGCTTCCCGGCCCGCACGATCCGCGACAAGGAGGGCAACGTGATCAAGGAAATCCCGGCGCGGACCGAACCGGACAAGCCGGCGCGGATCGTGACCGCCGAGGAGCAGCTCCGCAGCCACCTTGAGAAGTACAACGTCAAGAAGGAGGAGATGGACGACATCCGCGACTTGAGCGGCCAGTCGTTCTCCGACTGGATCAAGGACAACTCCAAGGCGACCAAGGACCAGATCGCCCAGTTTGTGGCTGAGAATCAGGTCTCAGTCACCCCGGTGCTGCTTGAGGGTGAAAAGCAATATGAGATCACTCAGGACGGAGAGCGCACCGAGTTGATTTTTGACAGCCCGGAAGCGGCCAGAGAGTACATCGAATCCCAAATTCAATATTACCAGTCCGAATTCAGAATTCGCAACAATTCGCTGTACGATCCGTCGGGAGAGGAAATTCTGAAGATTGAACCAAGCTCGCAACAAGGGGCACGTACTTACAAAATAATTAACCCCAACAATCCCGACTCCGTCATTTCCACTTCACAATTCACGTTAGGCGAGGCTAGGGATTTCCTGAAGTATCAAATCTCCCTTTTGGGGGACCGAGAGTACGAGCGGTATAATGTAGTAGGGAAGCCGTCAGCTACCTTTGAACAGTACACGCTGCCCGGGGGAGAGAACTATCAGGAGGACGTGCTCACGTTGCCCAAAGGCGCTCGTGGAGCGGGTTATCGCTCCAATCATTACCCTGACATCCCTAATTACCTCGCGCACGTCCGGACCAAGGACCGCGTGACCCCGGACGGGCAGCCCGTGCTGTTCGTGGAGGAAATTCAAAGCGACCTGCATCAGCAGGCCCGAGAGAAAAAGTACAGGGGCGCCGAATCGCCGGAGGCAAAAGCGGAGCGACTTCGTCAAATAGCGGAAATCCGCGCCCAAATGGAAGAGAACGCGGCCGAGCAGGACCGAATTTACGCCAAGCGTCGGAAACTTGAGGATGATTCTCTGGCTCAGGCGTTCAAAAACCGGGACGTTGTGGAACAGGACCGTTTAATGGCAGAAATTAAGGTGCTGCTTCAAACCGCGATTAATCTGGAACGGATTTATGCAAACTTGCAGGGGCAAGCGGAAGCGTTGTCTCAGGTTCCCAATGAGCGGGGTCTGCCCAGCGCGCCGTTCAAAAAGACTTGGCACGAGATGGCCTTCAAGTACCTCCTCCACGAGGCGGTCCGGAACGGCGTCGACTATCTGGCTTGGACCACCGGCGAACAACAAAACAACCGATACCCCGGATTGGAGACGCAAGTGCAGGCCGTCGAGTGGAACACACCGGCGACATACGAGCTGCCCATCGCGCTCAGGGACAGGAGGGTTAAGGAAACCGATAAACTGGTGAGCCTCATTACCGTCCGCTCGGAATACCCGATCGATCTGAAAGTCGAAGCCGATGGGACCGTTCATCCGCTTGGGAGCAGCAATCCGGCGACGGCGAGGATGGAGGGCGCCAGCCTGAGCGAGTTGATCGGGGCCGACCTTGCCAGCCGCATCCTGAACGAGCCGTCTGGCCGCACCGAGACGCGAGACTTGGTCATCAACTCGGAGGGAATGACTGGTTTCTACGACCAGATTCTGCCGCAATTCGCGGCCAAGTACCTGAAGAAATTCGGCATCAAGCCCCAGAATATCAATGTCGTGCTCAAAAAGCAGGCGGAGGAGCCGAGTCCGCTCGACGTTCCGGGTGAAGAGGGTAGTACCGTGACGATGCCGCAGACCTCCGCCGCGGTTAACGCGGTGCGGATCACGCCAGAGATGAAGCAGGAGTTTCGCACCCGGGGCCAGCCGCGCTACAGCCTGACCTCTGCCAAGCCGCGGAGCGTGAGCACCGTGGGCGTCACCCGCGAGACGCTGAACTTGCCGTTGGAGGGCGCGGTGCCCAAGAGCGCGGTCGCCAAGGCGCTGAACGATATGAGCCGCGGTCTTCTGGGCGGCGAGGAGTTCGACGACGACCAGCTCGCGATCGCGCACGGCGTGATGAACGCGGTGGCCGAAGGACGGCATCAATTGCTGCTGGGCGACAAGTCCGGCGCGGACTGGTACGACACCGACATCGACACGGCCAAGAAATACCTGCGGCGGGCGTTGCCGGGCCTGAAGACCGACACCGATATGGTGCTTTTCACCGCGGTGATGGCGCCGACCTCCTTCGGCCAAAACCCGCTGACCAACGTCGCCACCGCCGTCCGCATCTACGAGGCCGCCGGCGAAAAGCCGTGGGGCAATCTGCCTCCGCGGCAGGAGAGCGGCAAAGGCTGGACCACGCGCGGCAAGGCCGTCGAGCTGGGCCTCAGCCGCCTGAACCAACTGGTGGAGGAACGCGGGGAACGCGGCACGGTCAATTGGCTTCTCAAAAAGCACCCGATCTCAGAACTGCGGCAGTACAACGAGAACGTGTCTGGCAGGGCCGGCGACCTGAAGTACGGCGCGTACATCTTCGGCCCCAAGGGCGGCCCGTTCTTCCTCAATATGAACGGCATCCGGGAGGAGATGACCAAGGACCTCTGGTGGAGCCGCACCTTCAACCGCTGGTTTGGCACGATGGAGGAGACCGTGCGTGCCGCTCCCGACGAGGAGGGGGAGGGTCAAACCGAGCAGCAGGAGGAGGCGCAAGAATTCCGCATTCAGGAGACGCCCCGCAACGACGCGGACCGCCGCCGGATGGACGCGATCGCCAATCAGGCCGCCCAGCGGCTGGGATTGACCATCGAGGAGCTGCAAGCCACTCTCTGGTACTATGAACAACAGCTTTGGAAGCGGCTCGGAGCCAAAGTCGAATCGTACTCTTTCAAAGACGGAGCCCTCCGGATTCTCGAAAAACGGGGCATCGAGCGTCCGCGAGTTCGACGCAGCGATTCGCCGAATGAACAAAGAAGGAAGGCTGCCTACCTTCTCGCAGCTAGTGAAAGCCGTCCGCAGCCGGTCGAAACTCAACCAGTCGAAACCCGGGAAACCCGGTAATGCTGCGGAGAGTACCAACCGGCTCCCCTTAGCTCGTTAAGCTGGCGAAAAGCCGCATCGTACAGGCGCCCGCACCGCGCCAGAGAGTAGCGGCTGCGGGTCAGCGTGGAACAAATGCCCCGGTCGATGTCCTTGGACAGCTCGATCGCCTTGATCCAATCGCCGAGGGTGTTGCAGCGGTAGCCGGTTATTCCCTCGCGCACCGTCTCGGTGAACGCGCCGTAGTCGACCGAGATGAGCGGGGTGCCGCACAACATCGACTCCACTCCGCTGCCGGCAAACGGCTCGATGAAGTTGGTCGGCATCAGCATACAACGGGCCTTGCCGATCAACTCAGCGCGGGCCTTGCCGTGAACCGGCCCAATGTACTCAACGTCGAGGTGGCGGTCCTCAGGACGAGGGTCGCTCAGGACGTGGTGCATCACCTCGGCCTGAAAATCGCCCTGACCGGCGAAAACGAACTTGGGCGGCACGGCGCCGGTCTCGGCGGCGCGCTTGGCGCACTCGCGGATGATCGCCGCGATCGTGGTCATCCCCTTGGGCGGGGTGATTCGGCCCATATAAACGACGTAATCGCCTGAGCCATCACCGACGGGCCAGTCGTCGAGGTCGAAGTAGTTGGGGACGACCCAAGAGTAAAACCGGTTTTGGCCCGGCTCGCCCGGGCTGACCGAAGAGTCGTGGTCCCAATGGCCCCAATGGTAATGCCGCCAAGCCTCGGACTCAAAAATCCGCCACGCCCCGAACGGCTTGTCCGAGTACCCAATGCCGCTTTCGACGTGAACGCATTGGGGGAAGATTTTGACCAGTTGGTCGTGGGCCCGGCCGAACGGGTGCAGGATGAAATCGCCCGGCTGCACCCGCTTGGACAGCTCGACGATCAACCGGCTGTTGAAAGTCGGCCAGCCCCGTTCCCCGATCACGGCGTGATCGCCGTGGAACTGGGTCTTGCTCTTGCGCGAGTAATATTCGGCGAACTCGGTCGCATTCAAAATGTGGACCGTCTCCTTAGCCGCCGGATCGTCGACGCTGCCCTCGTTACAATAGCGGATCACGTCCCATCCGTAGGGCTGCATCATCTTGGCCCAGCGCCGGCACTTTCCGGTGAAGGCGCAATGGGAATACTCGTCGGTCAGCAGCGTGTGGAAACACGCCACCATATGCATAGTGGGCAGGGCGGGCATAAGGTCGGATATCCTCATAAGATTCTGTGGGTCAAGTATGTTCTTGCCGGTCTGCAAGGGCGAATCAAACTGAGCCGCGATGAACGCTACCACCATTGCTGCTGTTGTACGTCACCTCTTCGGGATCGCGGGCGGTTGGCTCCTCGCCAAGGGCATTTCGCTCGACGCCGGCACCATCGAGACCGTCTCCGGCGCCCTCGGCTCGCTGATCGCGGTTGGCTGGTCCCTGTGGGCCAAGCAGAAGCCCAAGGATGCTGCCTAACCTCGTCGGGCTCATCCTCGCTCTGGCGAAATTGGCGCCGGTGTTAAACCGGTTGCTCGACGCCATCGAGGATGAGCGCGCGGAGCGCAATCGGAAAAGGCTCAATGACCTTATCGACGACGCAGTCGCTGACGCAAGGCGTGCTCCTCGCGCTTGTCCTTTCAGCGACTGTCCTTTCCATCGGTTGCGTGAACCGGCCCAGCCGAGTGGAGGCGCTCCTCAAACACCCTGAATTCCGCACCGCGGCCCAGTTCGCGCCGGAATTCACAACTGCCGTCCTCAAGGCGGTTGTTGACGCGGAGCACGGACGATGACCGATCCGATGTCAGCCTACGACCCACACTCAACCGACGCGATGTTCGCGAAGGTGCTGGCGAAGCTGGAGGAACAAGCCGCGATGCTCGCCGAGATCCGGGAGAACGGCCGACTGACCGAGATCGAGATCGCGAACCTGAAAAGCTGGCGAGACACGTTTGAGGGCAAGGTCACGGTGATCGCCGCAGGCACCAGTCTTGTTATAGGGCTTATTGTCAGCGCCGTCGTTAGCTGGCTCAAAAAATGAACCTCCCCGAACTCGCCATCGCCCTCCGCGCCTCGCAGCTCTACGCGCATCAGGCGCACAACCTGACCACGGGGTGCAATTTTCAGCAGGATCACGCGACCT